AGTTGAAATGCTTTTGCTAGACTTGACGGACCCCTTGAGAGGAGATCTCTCTCCTCCTGACTGGGTAGATTTGTCTGTAGGAGGTCTTCCCTCCAACCAGGTAAAGAGTAGTTTGTCACAACTGAAAACCAGCGAACGTATCTTTTTCAACATCTTGCTTAATGCTCCCAATTAAATATGATTCTACTTCTGTTTCCTGAGGAGCAACTTGCATACCTTTAGAAGATAACCAGTGCTCTGTCCATGGAAGAGGGTTATTACTAACAGGAGTATCAAAGATTGCCTTCAATCCAATAGACTTTAGACGACGATTAGCAGTCCACTCAACATACTTAGCAAGAAGTTTGTCATTAAGACCAATAAGAGATCCATCTCGGAACAAATACTCTGCCCAAGACTTCTCTTCTTCTACACACTCACGGAACATCTGATAGACATTCTCTTCCTCTTCCTTAGCAATCTCAACCATCTCAGGATCATCACCTTCCAACCACTTTTTGATAATGTTCTTGGTAATAGTCATGTGTTGACTCTCATCTCTAGCAATGAGACCAATAATCTTAGCAGATCCTTCGAGAAGTTTAAGTTCACCAAAAGCAAATGAACAAGCAAATGATACGTAGAAACGAATGCCTTCTAGAATATAGACATTGACCACAGCACGATACAATTTACGCTTGAGTTCACGAAGTTCTATCTGTGCTGTCGGAACTTCATCCAAAGCATGTTCCCATTGATTACCAGCACCCCATTCCTGTGCTGCCTGTAGAAACTCATCATAAGCACTAGTAACTGACTGTGCTCTAGCAAGAATCCTGTCATCATCTAAGATTTTATCAAAGACATCAGAAGGATCAGCATATACATTCTTGATAATGTGGGTGTAGGAGCGACTATGGATCATCTCCATGGTCTGCCAAATGTTCATGGCACCCTCAAGTTCGGGTAGGCTGCAATAAGGCATGAAAGCCATGCCAGGACCACGACCTTGTACGGAGTCAAGGAGGATTTGATACTTAAGGTTCGACGTGAAGATGTGTTTCTGTGCATCATTTAAAATTTGATAGTCAGCGCGATCTTTCTGTAGAGATACCTCTTCAGGACGCCAGAAATAACCTAGTTGTTGCTGTGTAAGTTTATCAAACACAGGATACTTAAACTTATCGTATCTCTGAACCCCAAGAGGGGGTCCAAAGAACATTTTTTGCTTGGTGCTGTCAACAATACTTGTATTGAATACTGTCATACCATCTACTTGACTACGCATTTGATTATTTGTTCTAAATTTTGCAACTGTCACAGTCTTCCTCCTCGGTTTCTAGAATTTGGGATAATAAGTCTTCGATAGATTCTTTTTTCTCCTCTATTGGTTCCTGCAGATCATCTTTGTTATCATATGTGTTTTGGTAATAAGAAGTTTTCCATCCATACTTGTAAGTTTTCAGGAAATCACCTGCCATGACAGATACTGGAACCTCATTGTTCTCATAGTTCTCTGGATTGTAACTCCAGTTGCCAGAAATTGCCTGATCAAAGAACTTTTGCATGGCAGCAACAATTTTGATGTATCCATCATTACCCTTCATATCCCATAGAAGAGTGTAGTTATTCTTGAGACTACCATACTGAGGAACGATCTGTTTGAGTGGTCCCTTTTTGCTTTTTTTAGTGGACAGAAAGGCTCTAGGTGGCTCGATTCCATTTGTTGCGTTTGACACAACGGAACTGCTTTCTGATGGCATCTGAGCAGACAGTGTTGAGTGCCTGAGTCCGTAGGTGGCGATAGATGTCCTAAGAGAATCCCAATCATGATTCAACTCCGTTCCACAGAACTCATCGATATCACGCTTGTAAGTGTCGATTGGGAGGATACCGTCTGCATACTTGGTTCGATCAAAATATCCACACTTGCCCTTCTCTTTAGCGATGGTGTTGCTTGACTTGAGCAAGTAATATTGGAAAGATTCAGACAAGTCGTGGACGAGTTTCCATGCTTTTGGATCATCATAGTGTTCTCCTTGTTTTGCTAAGTAATGTGCGAGTCCGATATAACCAATACCAAGAGATCTACGATTCTTGGTGCTCAATTCTGCTGCTTCTACTGGATACTCCTGATAATCTACCAGTTCCTCCAGACCACGAACAGCAAGATCACAAATTTCTTCTAGTTCATCTTTCTTTGATACTTTACCTATGTTAACAGCAGACAAAATACACAAAGCAATCTCACCATTAGGGTCATCAATATGCTCTAATGGTTTAGTAGGAAGTGTGATCTCTTGACAAAGATTAGACATGCTAACCTTATCTTTAAAAGATGAATGTGAGTTACAGTGGTCAATATTCATCAAATAAAGACGACCGGTCTCTGCTCTCTCTTTCAGAATATCTAGAAAGAGTTCTTGTGCCCCGATAGTCTTTCTTGGAATAGACTGATCTGATTCATAGTCCACATAGCAAGCGTCAAATGCATCAGTACCAAAAGCATCATAGAGACCTGGTACGTCATGCGGTGAGAAGAGGCTAATCTCTCCATTCGCAATGAAACGTTCGTAGAAAAGTTTTGAAATTTGGATTGAGTAGTCAAGTTTCCTCACTCGATTGTCTTCTGTTCCTTTATTGTTCTTAAGAACAATAATATCTTCTATTTCCTGGTGCCAGATAGGAAAGTGAACTGTAGCAGAACCACCTCTGATGCCGTTTTGTGTACAGCAGAGTACAGTTGATTCAAACTTTTTAAGGAAGGGGACAACACCTGTGTGTTGTACCTCGCCGCCTCTAATTTTAGAATTGATGCCACGAATTCTGCCTGCGTTAATACCGATACCAGCCCTTTGTGCGACGTACCTACCAATAGCCATATCGCTGCTAAAGATACTATCGAGGGAGTCATTAGCATCAACGAGAACACAAGATGCAAATTGACGGAGCGGTGTCCGAACTCCCGCCATGATTGGCGTTGGGATGTTGATCTTGTGCTTGCTGATTGCGTTGTAGTATCGTCTGACATAATCCAGTCTAGTCTCTGTAGGATAATTTTGGAAAAGAGTTGCCGCAATCATCATGTACATGTATTGAGGAGTCTCATACATTTCACCACAACTACGATCCTGAACAAGATACTTATCTACAACCTGGCGAAGACCAGCGTATGTAAACAACATATCACGATCATGATCCATATAGGAATCAATCTTGTTCCACTCTTCCTGAGTATATTTACGCAAGATACTATCATCATACACACCAGTTGAAACACATTTCTGTGCGTGATCCAACACCGTAGGATAACCTTGAACCCAATCAGGTCCAAAAACTTGCTTGCGAACTGCGAATAAAAGTAAGCGAGCAGCAACGAACTGATAGTTAGGATTGTCCAAACTAATCAAATCACTAGCAGAGCGAACAAGGATTTCTTGAATGTCGCTTGTCTTAATTCCATCAAAGAACTGGAGACCCGAACTCATTTCCACCTGAGAGGCACTCACACCGCCCCCTAGACCCTCACATGCCTCTTCTACCATCTTATGGATCTTATCAAGGTTCAACGCCTCTACAGCGCCGTCTCGCTTCTGAACTTTAATACCATGTCCGTTTGTCATACTTTCTTCCAGTCGTTTAATTTAAGGGTTGCTTCTAATCCAGCATAGACATTAGAGTCTACCATGTTCTGAACGTCGTGTCCAGCAAGGAACATATCGTTTATGTCCTTTTCCTGTATCTTCTTTGGCCAAATGACTACCTTATCCCCTTTGCTAATAACTTTAGAGATTCGGTTGACGATTTCTTTGTTGCGTGGTTCATTATCAAATACCCAGATGTAATTGTTCCAACCAAATGTTCTAACATCAGCATCAGATCCTGCCATAGCAACAGAATTACTGAGGAAGGTAGCATCAAATGGTCCTTCCACAATGTATACAGGTTTGTCGTCTTGTATTTTATCCAGTCCGAAGATCTTTGGGTGTTCTTCGTCTAGCATGATCGTTATATATCTTAGTTTTGCCTTAGGGGCGAGCGATCTGCCTTGGTATCCAAACAGGTTACCTTCTTTGTCTCGGAATGGAATAATAATGCGAGCACTATCTTGTCTAAGGGTATCAAACATCTTCTTTTGCTCATTTGTCCAAGCTTTAAACTTGGGACAATAGTAGAAGTAATCTAGATCTTTGATTCCTCGGTTCTCAAGATATTCTCTTGCCGGGTGAGATATATTTAGCGAAGAAATCTTTTCAAGATTTGTATCTTTCTTAGCAAACTTTGGTGCTTTGAATTCAAACTTAGGATTGGGTACTGTAGTTCCCTTACCAGTCCTACCATCTTTAAATTTCTCCATGACATATTGATCATGGAGAAACATATCCTGGTCCTTTAAAAAATTAGAAAGTGTTCTACCCATGCCACAGTTATGGCACTTAAACACAAAGTCATTCTTGATTTTAAAAAGATATCCCCTCGTTTTATTCTTCCTCTTTTGTGAGTCACCACAGTAAGGACACCTGAAATTATACAGGTCTGCCTTCTTGCGACTAAAAAGAGTCAAACGAGAGGATACTAGTTGTATATACTTTACGTCAATGAATGACATTCACTACTAGGGATTCGCTGGTCTTATAATAGCAGCGTTTGCTTGGGGTGTCAACAATTTTACGAGAGGTGGAACCACTTGTAATACTGCCACAAGGGTCGCGAGGACTGCTCCTGCACCGATAACAAACTTTGCGTTGGTATCCACTTTCTTCTGGATCTTACTGATCCTATTCTGAACCACTTCATGATCCTTATCATGTCTTTCCTTCATCTCTTCCAGCATACCGATGATAAGTTTATCGGCACGTTCAGATTCATCCAAACGATTTTCGTGGCGCTCCAAGATTACAGCAACTCTGTTGCTGTTCTCCGAGATTGTTCCAACTGCTCTTTCAAGCTTGTCAAGCATCTCTTTGGAGAGGTCTTCATAAATATCGAGTTTTGATTCTAATACTGCTAATCTACCAAGACCGAATGCCATATGTGCTACATTTAAGTGTAAGTATTAATACTTATTTATACATTCCTTACTGCAAAATTAAGTGCAGTTTGATATGAAGAAGCATCTTTGTTCAGCAGATACTGGAACTGTTGCTTATGACTATCATCTAGTTGAGCATAGCAAGCAGCAATACGTTTTGCTGAGAAGTTATCAAGGTTCTGTGTAGATCCATCGCCAAATTGTACCTTGGCAAACGATCCTTCACCTTGTGGATTGAGTTCTGATGTCGCAACGTCTAATGCAACTTGAACTACATCTTGATTTTCAGTCATAATTTCACCTGTGGGTTCATAAGAATTTTTTTGTTGGACCTTTTTTTCTTGATCCTTTGCCTTCTTTTTAAAGTCAGACATACGTGCCTTCATGAGAGTATCCATCTCACCAGACTTATTCATCATTTTTTCTTTCGCCTCTTTACGCTTTTTCTGCATTTCTTTCTGGCGATTCAATTTCTTACCCTGTTGGATAACTTTCTGTGCCCTCTCTGTATCGGACACAATTGCTTCGTCAATTTGTGTTTCTAGTTGTTCTTTCATTTTTCTTTTTTGTATACGATCGAAGAGGGTACGAGCGCCGGATGTGCGCCCATCAACTTTGTCTTGGTTGTTCTTTTTATACTTACGGTGCTGTCTAGGATTCACCATAACAAAAGCAGGTGGCAATTGAAGACCAGAACCGTCTCCTGCCATCATTTCATTTAAATTAGATTCAGACTTTTTAGACATTCTTCGTCAGCATCAGTAAAGTTAAGTGGTAATCTATTTAGAAACAACATGAAAGCAGTAATCTGTTTCCAATATGTTGCTTCTGTCTTGTAAAACAACAACGGAGTTGCTGCGTCACCAAACACATTATATAATACAATCACATGATTTAAAATAAGATGTGTTTTTAACTCACCCGTCGTCTCATATCGTTTTAGTAATCGTTTGATATACTTAAATCTCTTTAAGTCTTCTTCAAAATCACTATAAGTTACTGACGACGGGTTGTTATAATTTTGAATAGCAAAGAAGAGCCAGTTGTCTGGCGTCAATTCATTGAAGTTCATTCATCAACTTCCGAAGGTTAGTGTTGCTGCACCATCAGACATTACTTCTTCAGTACCACCCGCAGAGGTGACCTTGACTCTAAACTTGTTACCATCCAGAGTATCAGCAGCGAGAGCACTATAAGCAAGAGTTGCTGTCGTGAAGTCTGCATAGGTAATGCCAGTGTCAAGAGAAGCAGTGATGTTAGTCCAACGCTTACCGCCTGCAGTCTGACGCTGCCACTGATATGCAAGTGCTCCAGGTGTTCCTGTTGTTGTAGTGGTGAGGGTGTAAGTACCAGCACCAGAGGAAGATGTAGAGTTAGCAGGTTGAACCGTAATGGTAACTGCCGATGCTACGTCTGCTGCGATAGTGTCATCTGCCTGAGTTTCTGTGCCATCAGGATTAGCAACAAAAATAAGTTGCTCTGCCTTATGACGGGTTGCGCCAGAAGAATCAGTATAGGTGAAATAAGACCACCAACCAGGACCAGTGATACCACGGGACTTGGTTTCGTTTAGTTGTGCTTCAGTCTCGTCAACGAAGACTGTAGTTTTTGCTTGACTTGACGCTGCAATGCCTACACCAGCTTTGGTTTTATTTGCATTGCTGTCAGTTCTTCCGTATAGAGACATGTTTATTCAGCGTTTATTTTCCTAATGGTTATTTATATTCTCAAGAATCTTTGCGAGCAGCAATCGCTTTCGATACAACTTCTAGAAGTTGATCGTCCATGTCAGTCTTAGTTAACTTAACTGCTTTAGCAAGAATAGCAAGACAGATCTCAACAAGTTTCTCGCCCAGTTCTTCATTTTCTGGAATTTTATTAACAGCATCAGAAATAATTTTGGATGCTAGTGGAAGTAGAAAGGATAACATTGGTTCATGTCATAGAGCATGAACTATTTATTTCTCCCACTCGTCTAAAATAGATGTCAATTTTGACATGAACTGTTTAAAATTTAAAAGTGTTCCAGAACGGTAGTCGCGTCTTGCTTTTGCTACACCAGTTTCAAAAGATTCTTCTAGCGGATCAAAACCTCTGCCTTTAACAACAGCAGACCATGGAGCATACAAAGGACCCTGATAGTTCTTTGACTCATTAGTAGGTTTAGTAACCATGCCCTTCTGTCCGTCATTAACAGTAGGCATGACTTCTACAGTGCTCTTTTCTTTTTTCTTGGTTTTTTTATTGCAGCAACTCTTCTTGCAGTCTTTGGGGCAACTACTGCCACAATCTTCACGAAGTTGTCTAAATGTTTTCATTTTTTCTTTGACATACCAATGATCTTGGAGACCTTCTTACGACGCATGTGGAGATACTTGTCAGACTTATCTACATCGCCATCATTGTCGATGTCAGCATCTGCCTTACCTACGGGGTCAAGTTTCTTTTCAGTGAGTTCATCACCTTCATATTCAACACCTGCTTTTACACAGTTGTTAACTTCTTTACCACCTTTCTTCTTGGTGCCTTGCTTCTTATATCCTTTCCAGCATGAGGTGTTGCCGTTGTCATCAACGCCATCCATCTTTACTTTCTCGATGACATAAATCTCGCCATCGATCTCATACTCTTCGCGCTCAAGAACTTCTACTTCTTCTTTCTTGACCGTTTTCTTTGCTTTCTTTGCTTTTACCGTAGTGTCTTCAATTTCAGCACCATTGGACTGCTGTGGCATACCATCAAATGCTGCTTCGCTAATGGTAGTATTCTGGAAGGTGTCTCCACCCATCCATTTACCATATGCTTCCATCAACTCAGACGAAAACTCGTCATTATTGTTAACGCTATTGACTGTCTTCTGATACTTCATCGTTTAACAAGGAGGTTCTTCTCGTATTATTTATAGATCTAATATTCCTAATCCATTCTCTAAACATATTACCTTCTTCAGAAATTACGATAGCATAGTTTCCGCCTACTCTATGAAGATGTCCCTTCTCTCCTGTACGTGATGACATAACAGCATCACCTTCTTTAAATATTTCTTCCTGTCTCTGTTGTTGCCGTAGTGCTTCTTCTCGTAGTTTCTTGAAATCTTTCATTTAAAATTCGCAGGTAGATTTTCTTGTATCTCTTCCATCATTTTCTGGCACTGTTTGTCATTCAATGCTTTGGGAATACCAGAACGAAATGTTTTAAAGTCGTTAGCAAATGCCGCACGTCTCATCTTCGTTCCAGAAATAGCAAAGGTATCTCCATCAGCATCTCTGCTACCAGAAGATTGTATCTCGATCTTTCTGAACGAGAAGTCTTTGCCATTGTATTTGTGTAAGAACTGCATCGCACTAACACGATCAGATCCAACTAAAAATACAACTTCATTATATCCCCCCAACATTAAGTCTTGCATAATAGCAACAGGATCTTTGGGTCCAGATATTATCTTACCACGATGTTCTGGAAACATCAAGTTCATGTAATACAATTTACGATCAGGTGGTAAGGGGTTCTTACCTTTAGTATCAAACGTCTGAGAGATATAGATCCGATAGTCATGACTACCTGCGATACGTCTCACCCCATCAAAGTTATCTTTGTGTCCTGTGGTAGGTGGTTGAAACCTACCAAATGTAAAGTAGCAAGTATTACAATTTAACGCCATTGCTTCTGTAGGGTGAAGTTATTGTATGCAAACTCCAGGCGATTAACAAACTTAATCATGCTGCCATCTTTGTGAAGAACATATCCTTCAGGAGTTGTAACCTTATATCCCTTTTCAGTTTGAACGTATGTTCTAAACTCTTCCAGGTGGTCCAGTTTATCTATAACCATTTGCTTGACTGCTTGCAGTTCTTTATACAAAGTAAGCATTGCTTTGAACTTGTATACATTATCTACTACGTAGTTCTGACTACCATATACAAGTTCTCTCTTCTTAGTCAGGTTCGCAACTGTCTTGATCTTGGCAAGTTCTTTACTTGTTTTCTCTTCATAGAAGTTCAACATATCATACATCGTCTCATCGATGTTGGAGATACTACGAGCATTCTTGATCTCATTATTAAAGAACTGCTTGAGATAAGATGCGATGTGAAATTTAGCATCACCAGTAGTACCTGTCTTGGCAACTAATTCATCTAAGAAATTGCCACAGATACCACACATGCGTTCAATCTTAGTAATATAGTTGTCGAATTTTCTTATCTCTGATTTAGAAAACCCAACCCTATCCATAGGTGTATCATTAGGAATCACAGCACATTCAGTAATTTTATTGAATGTATTAATAGGAGCACCAGCTCTTGCCTGCATCTCAGCAAGAGAATCGCCAGTGTAGTGCGTATGGAACACTACTCCAATCTTAGATCTCCCAACTTGTTTACCAATATCGTGGTCAGTAGGGATGCCATAAGTAATAGTGTTTGGTCGAAATGTGTATAGTCTCTCTCCATCAACCACCTCTGTATTTACGGTAGAATCTGTATATAATAAATCCCCTTGGATAACTCCCTTGATACCCAACTTACTAAAGTAGCGTAGAGAAAACTTTAGTTTCTCAGCAAGGTCTCCAGAGTAATAATTATCAATTGCTTCTTCAGAAAAACAAGTCTTAGGTTCTGTCTTATTAAAGACTGACTTAGTTCCAACAAAGAACAAACCAGACAGAGGATCAACACCACAAACAACAGAAGGAGCACCATCCCATTTGGTTTGCATGAAACCACTGCTCTCCTGCTGACCCAACATCTTCCTCAGTTCCTTGAGAAATGATACTGCTGCCTTGCATCCATCAACGCCATAGTTCAGCATCTCATCTTCCAAGTGCTCTAGGTGCTTGAGTTGTTTGACGTTTGACATGACTTTATTGTACTCTAGTATGAGGTGCCTTGGGAGATTGATAGACGGTTTGCCAACTGGTTCAATCCATCAACTTCACATACACAGATGATTTATCAGTTTGAGAAGACGCATAAAGATATAGAGCTCTCATAATTTCATCACCCTTACCAGAAGTTGATATACAATCAAGTAATCTCAGACTCAACAATTTGGAATATCTCCAAGATTGATTTCTTTGGTATATTTCACCAAGTGCCTGAGTATCATCTTTTGGTAATCCAGATGCATTATACTTTTTAAGAAGTTCTAAAATGTCTTCCGAAATTTTTTTCTTGTAAGTTTTGTTTTTAGGATCACATGTCTGATGGAAAGGTTTATTATCCCATCCACTAGTAAGACCAGCGTAATTAACGTTTAAAGATTTTAATATAGTAATAGCACTACCACCACCAGCACGACCACCAGCAGCAGATGATGCTTTCAATTCTAACTGCCAAGATGCTGTTGTATCGCCAAAGTTTCTAGATTGGAACTTGTCATAACCACCATTATAGTAATAAAGATATGCATCCATAGGATAGTTATCTTTATTATCTTTTTTTGATGATGTCTTATAAACTAAGTCGTACTTTTTAAAACCATACTTAGATGCTTTTAATGCGCGAGCATCTTTACGGTAATTAAGAACCTGCATCTTAACTCTACCAGCAATTCGTTTCAAAGATACACCAATCAATTCCTTAGATTCATACTTTTCTTTGATAAAATTATTAATAGCATCTACAGTTTGTAAAGCATCAAGTTCAGACATATTAAGAGAGTTATCCACCATCCAAATGTCTGCTGGATTCCATTTATCTTCAGAAGAAAAAGATACTCTAATATTAGGATCGCTCTTCAGTTGAGCATTTACTTTTTGAAATGCTGCTTTGATTTCTTTATCGTCTGGTCCACCACCACGACAGAAAGTATATCTTCTACCTCTAGAATTTCTACCGAAGACATCCCAAAGTTTATTAGCACCTTTGATAGAAGAATGATGCCACGAAAGATCTAAAGCATCGCCATAGATTTGTTCTAGTTTTGTATCTTTTAAATCAATATATTTTGCTGCCTGTTGAAAATCTTCTTCGGAAATAATTTTAGTTGGATCTATATGTCCACCATAAACATAGAAAGCAAGAGCAGCATACAAACACTGAGCACACTCATTACGTTCTGTCTCTGTTGCGCCGCCGCCAGATCCACCACCTGCTTCTGGTTTTACTTCTACTCGAATAGATTTAGAAATTCCACCAACAACAATTGGAATATCAATCTGTTGATTGTCTCTGCTAGCAACAGCGTCTGAAAATGTTTCTGTTAAATTTCTAGTTATTCTATTAGCTGCTACTGCTCTACCGCTTTTAGGAACTAAAACTTTAATACCAAAGAAGATCTTTTTTCTCTTGTTTGCAGCATCACTAGGATCAACTGCAGTTTTAACATCATAGTTAAAATAAGCAAACTCTTTTCCTTGAGGATCAGCACCAGCTAATGCTTCTTGAACCTTACGGACTGCTACTTCCCACTGTCCTGTAATGTTTACCCTTCCTTGCTTAGACATAAAAAAACCTCCCGTCTAACTATTTAGAGGGGAGGTCGAGATAATCTTTTTCATTTTGATAGGGGTGCGTTTGTCCTGTCCATAGTCTATACCCTTCCTTGACTTCTGGCAAGAGCCACTGGTCCACACGAACACAATGCTCCCAGTTGACAGGGTGAGCACAACTCACCACTACAACAGAAAAGAATGCTCGTAGGTGGATCCAGAGACTGAACATTATCTGTCGCCAGCAGCACGAACTTCCGAGTTATGAACATTGAACTCACCACCTGGATAACGCTTCTTGAGTTTGTTGACGTTAGTTTCAATTACCTCATCGAAGGATATATCAAGTGCCATTGTAGCTTGAGCAACATACCACATAACATCACCCAACTCAATGATAAGATGCTCACGATTATCTTCGTTCCACGGTTTTCCTTGGAAGACCATTTTTTTAATGATCTCAAGGAACTCACCGCCCTCAGCATTAATTCCAACACCAGCAGTAAGAAGTCTCTCAATATTGGCACCTTGTCGATCAAGATCCCCGATACGATCAGCAAAGTCAACAAAGTTTGTAGAAGCCTCTGAAGTAACTGCTGAAACAAATTCTTCATAGCGTTCAAATTTAATAGTCATACATTCCACTCAGCAAATTTAGATAGTCGGTTTTGTGTTTGTGCAAATTGTGAGAACTCTTCACCAGGGTTCTCTTCATTAATGTTGATGTCAGAAGCATCTTCCGCTACATCATACAGCCTCATCTTGGATCTGTCAATTCCCACCATGAATTTTCGTGAGGCAGCGGTTTCGTTGTATCTGTTCTTAAGTTGTTTAACCATGATGCGACCCTGTTGTTCAAGCTCATCAGTACTGATAAGAGCAAACATAAAGTCAGCAGTGGCAGGCAAACCAAAAGACTCAGAAGTATCGGTAAGGTCAGGGTCACTATTGCCATAACCACTACGAGTAGTTTGAGTAGCTGTGACAATAGGAACATTACATTCCACAGCAAGACCCCGAAGCTCCTCAGCAATCGCTTTAACATACGTGTAAGAATTGACAATCGCACCTTTATACCTCGCTGATGCACAGATGTTTAGATAATCAATATAGATTATATCTGGTTTGAAATCTCTCTTGAGAGACAGATCACTTATGAGTGATTTAAAATGTCCAGCATGTGCTGATGCTGTGGGATACTCTTTGATAATAAGTTTGCCTCTAGTCTTCCTAGAGATCTCTTGAACTTTAGAATTGAAGATAACTTCAGGTAGTTCAGCAATATCTTTGATAGAAACATTTAAAAGATTCGCGTCAATTCGTTCAGCAATTTTCTCCTCTGCCATTTCACATGTAATATAGAGTACGTTCCTCCCCTGGGTGAGTGCGGCACCAGCGCAATGGCACATGAATAGAGACTTGCCGACACCCGTTCCAGCAAGAGCGACACTGAGAGTCTTGTTAGAGATACCACCTTTAGTAATATAGTTAAACTTTTCCAGATCAAAGGGAACCTTCTCTTCTTTGCGGTGATAGAATTCATAGCGGTCTTTTGCTTGTTCAATGTAATCGTGTCCTATGTGTTCGTCGAACGATACTGCCAAGGCTTCTTGTAAGATACCTGGGATCGCATCCTTTGATATTTTTTTATCGCCTCCATCTGCGATCTTGATCGAGGACATAAGGGCGAGATAGATTGCTCTGTCTTGACACCACTTTTCGGTTGCGTCGAGGAGCCACTCGTAGTCAACCCACTCATCGGTAAGTCCTCGTATTGTCGATAACGAATCTCTGAACGTTTCGTCAGTAAGATCATTACGATTTTGGAGATTAATCGATAAGACTTCTTGAGTAGGAACTTTGTCATACTTACCAGCGAAGTCAGCGATCTCTTCAAAGATAACTTTCTCATGATACTCCTCAAAATAATCTGCTCTTAGGAAAGGGACTACCTTACGATAATACTCTTCAGTGAAGATGAGATTACGTAAGATAGTTTGTTGAATGCGCTCAGTTGCCATAGGAGAATTCTTGCTGTGCTGCTTCTTCAAGTTTAACCATTACTTCTTCAGTGAAGTACTTTTCAGGGTCTGCGAGAATCGATTTAGGATAAACAGAAGAACCATCAATCTTAATACGATTGCCAACACGCTCAAAGACTCCGTATCGTTCACCCAGTTCCAGTAGTCCGTAATACTTGTCAAGTCCACGTTCGTCAAAAAATAAACGTGTCTCAATTTTACTACCTTCTTTTGTTAAACGAGACTTCTTTGCCTCACACTTGATGATGTTACCTACTAATTCAGTACCATCTTTCTCTTTCTTTTTACCAAGATAAATGATTGTGGAAGCAGCATACTTAAGACCTGTTCCTCCGCCCATTTCTTTCATCGGAACATAAGAACCGATAACATCATATGTATGGTTGGTAACAATCATAGGAACAGATGCCTGTCCTAGTTTGAGGGTAAGCACACGAAAGGCACCCTTAATTAACTGACTCTTAGTCATGTCCCTGACCTGCTTGTCATTAGCAACATCTTCCATCTCCTTAGATGTTGAAAGCATACCAAGAGAGTCTAACACAAATAGCATAGGAACCCTCTCGTCTTTAGGTTCTTTCACATACTTGTCTAGGATACGACAAGCTTGTGTCCTGAACTCTTCGATCGTTGCAACAGGCATGATGATCATACGTGAACTGTCAATGCCACGAGTCTCAATCATATCACGCGAGATAGCAGATTCAGACTCAAAATAAATGACTCCACCCGTAGGATTATCAGCAAGGAAATTACTAACGACGCTGAGAGCAAAAAAAGTCTTGCCAGTGCTTGATTCTCCTGCCAAGGCAGTAACCTTATTGGAGGGTAGACCCCCAAACAAAGAACCACTAACCAAGGCATTAAAGATGTAAGAACCAGTATCAACGTAAGATGTAATGTCGCCAGCAGCAACCCCTTCACTAACACGACTAGCAAACTCATTGCCACTATCCTTAATTACAGAATCTAAGAATCCCATTTTTCTACATTTTCCTCGTAAAAGTTTACATAATTATAAGACTGCTTCATGAGTTTAGAAAACCCAATAGCAGTTTTGTAGTCCTCAAAGCACTTAATGTCCTCTGGTCCTACTTGACCGACAAGATGGTTAGTCCATGTCACAACAAAGATTCTCTTGCTCATCCAAAGAAACTCGTAATAGTAATGGTTTTCTCGTGTTGCCACCCGACACAGTATAGCACGTTTTTGAGTGGTTCGAGAAAAGACTTTTCAAATTGTGTTTGGTAGTCTACATACTTCTCGATACCAAACTCCTTGGGCAACTCACCAAAGAAACTAATCACATTCTCATGCAACGGGTTTGGTGTCTTGAGATACATGAACTTGATCTTTTCACCTTCTTGAATAAGTGGATGCTTGTTCTCTACCTTATGCTTTTTGACATAATAGTTATAGAGTAGAGCACCTCTTACCGCAATGGGGGTTCCTTTCTGATAGATTTCATGTGGGTGTCTATATTTCGCAAGGTTGTTAACTCCTCTGGGGAAAGCGACTTCTTCGTAAGGTCGCAGTCTAGTCTCTGCTCGCACGACATTGATGAAATCGATAAGTTCATCATTTGTTTTGCCGATAATAATCTTAAACGCTGCATATAACTTATCCCTAAAGTACGCTGGAGTAGAAGACCTCGCAGTCTCAAGACCCATGATTTTCATCTTGGGCTCATTATATCTAACTCCTTCACTGTCCCATACGTTGAGAATGTAACGCTTCTTCGCAGTCCAGATACCACGGTCAGCAATATTCTCACGCTTCATACTCATCTTTTGTTCATACGCCGAAACGTAATTCGCAAGTTCCTGATAAGAGGATTCGATGAATGGTTCCAACTTGTCTTCGCAGATCTTATCAAGTATCGAAACAATTGCTGCTTTATCGCCAGACTTATTAGCAAAAAATTTATCAACAAGAGGTCCAAGATTAAGATAGATCGAGTCGGTATCGCTAGCGATGACATAATCTACCTTCTCTGTTTTTAAAAGAGTATTTAGATACTCATTCATCTTGTTCTCAATCCACCTGATAGAGACCTGACCAGAAAGAGTAATAGCCTCAGCATTAGCAAGACGAAAGTATCTGAAGTGTTCGTTGCCGATAGCACCATAAGCAGAGTTCAAAGAAATCTTCTTTGCCATCTGGATATTATTACAGCGAGCAATCTCTTTCATGAGTTCGACAGTAGGAGTTTTCTCATACTGTTGCTTTGCCTTGATCATTCTCTTCTTGAAAATGACACGACTGTCATACATCTTCTTCATCATCTGAGGAAGAAACCCATGCTTCTCTTTTGTATACTGAGCACCATTGGCACACACAGCATACTCACCATCAATCTCTAGTTCTTTATCAAGTATCTTATCAACAGTTGCTGTTGAATGTCTTTTGTCGAGTAGCGTCTCGGGCGAGATGTTGTACTGCATAATGAGATGAGGATACAGAGAGTTGAGATCAAAAGACACCACCCAATCATAGAATCCAGGTTTCGGTTCCTTAACATAAGCACCAGCATACTTCTCTGTTTTAGTTGCGCTTTCCTTCTTTGGAGGAATAGCAATCTTACGCCTAAGCAGTTCACAATAGATGTAGTTGTCCCACATACGAACCTGTGAGAACACATCCTCATAGTTCACCTTAGCATCATATGCCATGGTGTATGCGAGTTCAACTAACTTCATCTTATCATCTAGTTGATCCACCAGACGAACGTCATGAATATTGTATTCAATAAATTTCTGCCAGTCTCCCTCGTAGAACTCTTTGAATGTGTCAAACTCTGAGTGATCTAGTTTCTTAGATCCGAGTTCAACAAAAGCAATATGGTCCAGACGATATGATTCTTGGTTAGTGTAAGTAAACTTCTTATACAACTCAAGGTAATCAAGTTGCGAGATGCCAAGCATATCGATAGAGAAGTTCTTACGACCTTTGATAAAGATCTCACGTTGCGACACAAGTTTCCAAGGCGACAACAGTTTCACAAACTTCTCACCCATAATACGATTGATACGATTATGGATGTATGGCATATCGAACAGTTGACAGTTCCACCCTGTAACCACGTCAGGATAATTCTCCTGCCAGAAATCAAGGAAGGCACCCATCATGCTCTCTTCAGATCTGAAGTGCATGTAGTCAACCATCTTGTCCTGGTTGTTAAAAGGACGAGCACCAAAGACCGTTATACGACCCGTGAAGGAGTCCTTGATACTGATAGCAAGAATCTCTTGGTCTGCCGTCTCGATGTCAGGGAAACCATTCTCAGCAGCAGTCTCGATGTCAATAGTAAAGACACGAATCTTGCTGCTATCAAACTTCAGTTCCTCTTCAGGATGCTGCTCCGCAATATACTGATACAGGAAACGAGAGTTTCCATAGATGTCAAAGTCATCTACCTCTTTGTATTGTTTTATAAACTCACGAGCATCATTAATAGAACCAAACTTATGTGGTTCTACACAATCACCTTCTAGTGTTTTCCACTCAGAATAATTTTTACTAGGCAAGTACATCGTGGGGTTGAAAGGAACCCTCACGCTATAGCGATTGCCATTCTCATAACCACGGACAAGCAGACGATTGCCTGCTTGCTCAACACTAGTGTAAAACTTCATTCAAGAGATTCGATATAACGAGCAAGGAGTGCCTTGCTTGGATTAGTCACAACAGTCAGGTCAGAAGACCTAACGTTGAATTCACGTTCAGCAGCATGAGGAGCCCATTGATTTATCTGACCTTCACAGTCTACCACATAGGGTTCGATCATCCACACGTCAGGGTCACCTGGTAAGGTGTCCCCCTCAGCAGGTTCTACCTGAGCGATGATCCACTCATTCTGCAGCTTGATCAGGTTCGCTGTTATCTCCATTAGTCTCCTCTACATCATAGAATAATTGATCTTCAGTAATTCCAAAATTACCAAGTTCCGTAACAAAATTACTAAGAATATTATTATCGGGATAAGTAACAGCAATCAAATGCTCACCAGGAATTTTAAACTCCTGAACTGGTGTAAAAGGACACCAACGAGTATACTGAATTGGCAAAGTTCCATCTTCGTTTTGATCTCCCAAGGACAAAACATAAGGATAAAGAAGTCTATATCCAAGTACTTTATCATCATCGCCTTTAATGTCACCAAAAAGACAAAGAAGTGTTTCGTTAGTAGTTAATTTTACAACACGAACATTATGATTCGTCTTCAGTTGTGGTGTTTCCGGGGTCTGTTCCGTCATTTTGCTTTGCTCGTTTTTCTGTGATTTTATTTTCATATGCTTCCTGTAGTCCAGGTTCTGGATTACTAATTGTCATGATACAATCGTAAGGCATCTTGTATTGCCAATCTGAAGAATAAGGATTCCACTTACTGAACTTGATTTGATATTCCATACCATACTGTTCAGTAAGGTATTGAGGATTACCGCCATCAAGATTCAATACATATGGTTCCTCCATGAGAAGACAGACACCTTTTTTGTCTTCGCCTTCACCATCAAAGATTTCTTTCAGTTCAGCAATAACACGATCGCCAGTTTTCAAAGTTAGGATTGATACTGCCATAGTTATTATGAATTCTTTCTAAGTTTAGCATTAAAAAAAGGCACCGTCAAGTGCCTTTCGTTTTTATTTAGAACCAAGTCTTTCGTTTCTGTTTCTCTGGTAGGTTCTTAACCAGAATAACTGTGAGAAGACCGTCTTCAAATTTTACTTCTTCCACTTCTACATCATCTGCCATTTGCCAGTTGCGAGCAAAGGTTCTGTATGAGATTCCCTTATGAGAATATTTACGTTCTTTATCTGGTGGTGCTTTATTAGCAGATACTGTTAGAACATTTCGTTCTGTTGTAACTTCAATATCTCCTCCTGAAAATCCTGCAAGAGCGACTTCCAGCAGGGTTCTGCCATCATGTCCGTCCACCACATTGTACGGTGGGTAATTAGATCCACCTCCTGCAATAGCTTCAAGTCTGCTGAATGTTTCATTGAATCCGATTGAGTAGGGAGTATAAGTTTCCCAGTTGATATTTACCATGTCCTTTAATAAGCGACGTTAACTCTAAGACCCCGAAGGCATCTTGGCGTAAAAGGGGGGTGTCTCCACCCCGAACCTCTCACAGTATTATTTAACGATAACCGTTTATACTTTAATAACGGTTTTCCTTATTAAAGATTGCGGTTTACTCTACCGTAGTCTTCTTACGACCGATATTATATTTGGATTCAAGTGTCCATTCACCTTTCTCTCTGAAAGATAGAACTTTAATTTGATTCAAAGGAGCAAGATCAGTAATTGCTTCAATGTTAACAACAGAAATTAATCCCCAATCACTAAGCAATTGGATGATACGATTACGACGCTGGACATCATTCAATGACAAGTTAGTATTCTTACCGTCAAGAGCAAACAACTCTTTGAAGTGAACAATATAATACTTACCTTGTTTATGTAAAATGTGACAGGACTGATAGATCTTTTTTTCTTTACGAGAAGCAACACCAATACGTGTTAGAGTTTCCCTAACTTTAAGAAAGTCATCTGGTTCACCAAGAACCACTTCGACCATATCAGTTTGTTTCCACTGGATTATAGTTTCATCATTCATGTTCTTCCACCTTTATTCAATACCTTGGTAATATGATCTAACTGATCCTTGGTAAGAATCCTGAGTGCCTGGAGTGCTTTATCGTCATTATAACCATAATACTCTTTAACTACTTCAAGATAATCAATAGAATCTTTTCGTGCCCAAGGAGAGAAACGCTTCCTCGGTTTCACACTATTTAGTAAAAAGTCATATTGCAATTTCTTTGGTAGATGAGAATTTTTATTCATCTCATTTACGTATAAGATAGTATCAGTGAAAGAAGACAAGCACCTGTTAACAATATAAGGAGGATACCCTCGCTCACCATCAGCGTCATCATTTAGGATACTTTTTTTCGATTGGTTAATTGAGTACAAGTAGTCTTTCAATTGATACATTATTAAATCCAGTCAGGTTTGTGGTGTGGTAATCGTAGGTAGTTATCTTTTACCCAAGGTTTAGATGCAATATACATCTTATAAGCAGTGAAGATATCAATGCTTGTATCATACTTATACTCGTCAGGTCCTGCAAAGACAAAAGGAGTATGGTCATCCAATGATACTTTGGGAATGATTTCGTCAGCAGCAAGGAGAGTCAAGAAACAAGTATGGACTTTGCCATATCGTGCTGCATACTCCTCACATAAAGCAAACCCATGCTGCAGCAACCAGCGAGCATTGGATACGGTCTCGTTTGCCCACTTAGTGCAGGGGTGATTACGGAATGCTCCCTTGTCCGTAGCATAGGGATTACCGTCTGCCTTAGGTATTGTGCCATAACCATGACCCCATTTGTCTGAGCAAACAATAGAAAGCATCTGACAAGTCTCTAAAGGCATCTTGACGATGTGCTTGTCAGGAAGAACCCGTGCTGATTTATAAGGAGACTCATCAGTGACAAAGATGTTCATTTAAATACAGCGGTTACACCAACAATCTTAGCGGTAGGATTTCTAGCAAGAGCAGTTTGTCTTGCTTCTTCATAATTACGAGCAATGACCTGCTCCTTAAACACGGTGCCCGATACGTAGAGGGTGACTTCACATTTCATAGTTTGCTAGGACGAGTTCCTTGCGATCTGCTTGATCTGTATTATAACTCCCCACGCTCCTCATGGTGTAAGTGTGTGCAAATTCAGCAGCTGTCCACCCCTTCTTAAAGCGATCCCGGATCAGTTGCGTTGAATTGTATGACACAAGTTGAGGACCGATAAAGCGATCACAGATAGCAGCAAACCCATCATGATCAAATCCTTTATGCATATTTCCTTTCTTACCATAGAGATTAGAACCAATCTCATAAGGAGGATCTAGATAAGTAAAAACATCTTTACTATCGGTAAGTAGTTCTTGATATCGAAGATTTGTAATCTTCCACTTCTTAATCATCAAGGAGTAGTCTGGAAGTTTATCAATGCCTCGCATCGAGAAATTGCTCTCTGACGCTTGCTTGCTGAAGGAACTGGATTCAGTGAGACCAGAAAAAGAGCACTTATTAACAACGTAAAAACTAACAGCACGAAATACATCGGATATCTGATCATCGTTCACTTTCTCCTTGGCGTCTAAAAATAATAGTTTTGCTGATACTGGTTCTGGATGACGTTGCTTAAGTTGAACTAACTCATCATGAAGTTCTTGTCCTTGATCCTGAAGCACTCGCCAGAAATTATAGAGGGGTTCATAAAGATCATTCACCCAGATGTCTAGGTGTGGATATCGTTTACCAATTTCCAATGCCACAGAACCACCACCAATAAATGGTTCGTGGTAATGAGTACAATTTTTTAGGTCAGGAATATACTGAAAGAGTTTACTCAGGGCACGACTCTTCCCGCCTGGGTATCTCAATGGTGTCTTTAATGACTTCAATGTCTGGGGCATGGTATTTAAGGTATTCACGAAAGATCATTTTCATTTCACGCTCTGTCATTCCACAATGAGCAGCAGCATGGGGTAGGTTCATTGTAGCATGAAACAATGCTTCATTTGCTTCCTGAACATTCTCTGGTGTAGTTTTTACTTTTGATGTATTCCCATTGTCTCTCTGGTTCTTTTTCGAGTCGCTCATACATTTCCTCCATCATAATAATTTTAGGTTCTTTCTCAATAAATTTGAGTAGTGTCATCGAAATTCACAACTCATCATAATCTCTGTCAGACATGCCAACATGTTGATCTCTTGATCAGGAACAATAGTAATGTCTTTCATATACTTAGCGATGATAAGAACAGCTTCAGGAATAGAAGCAGGTTTCAATACACCATACAAACTATCATAAACCTTACGCATCACCATACTGGGATCGTTATCAAGATGCTGAACTACCCACTTCTTTACATTAGTAAAGTCTTTCTTCTTCAGAGATGTAAGTAGAGTATCCAGATTAACATCTGCAACGTCAACCAAGATAGCAGAAGTAATACTCCCTGTGGCAACATAACGCTGGCACT